ATGCCATTGAGATAATAACATATGCTGAAGAAAATGATATTAACATTTGGATAGATGGTGGTTGGGGAGTAGATGCTCTATTAGAAGAAGAAACAAGAGTACACAACGATATTGATTTATTTGTGGAAGAAAGTAATGGTAAAAAGTTTATTGAAATATTAAAAGAATATGGCTTTGCTGAAGTTATCGAAGCATATACCACCACATCTCATACGGTTTATAAGGATAGTAAAGGTAGGATAATTGATCTTCATATATTTAAATTCAACGAACAAGGATACATTGTTTTTGAGGGAGAAGCATATCCTCCAGAAGTCTTTAGCGGCATTGGGAAAATAGGCGATAAAACGGTAAGATGTATCGATGCTGAAAATCAAGTGTTATTTCATCTGGGCTATGAGCATGATGAAAATGATATGCATGATGTAAAACTATTGTGCGAGAGATTTAATATTCCTGTACCGAGTGAATACAAGTAACTGACAAATTCTAGTTTGTCGAACACTACGGACATGTTTTCACATTCTGCTGAGAGGAGGATTAACTACTATGGAATACAACCAAATAATAGATGGGGAGCCACCTTCTCACGTATCCTGTCCCCTCGTCGATGGTGAAGAGATCGCCGATTACGACTGCATCGAAAACCGTGACATTGCCGATGGGAACCTTAAGGAACAGCATCTGCCGGAGAAATACAAACTGCATTCGGACTGGAAGGAAATCTGTAAAAACTGCAAATGGCATTATTACTAAAGCGTCGAGCGATCGGCGCTTTTTTCATGCCCTGAAATAGAAAGGAGGTCAGCATGGCGGACCGCATCAAGGGCATCACCGTCGAGATCGGCGGCGATACTACCAAACTCTCTGACGCCTTAAAAGACGTCAACAAGTCCATCAAGGATACACAAAACCAGCTCCGCGATGTGAATAAGCTCTTAAAGCTCGATCCGGGCAATGCTGATCTCCTGGTCCAGAAGCAGAAATATCTGTCTCAGGCTATCTCTGATACCAAGGAAAAGCTCAAGCAGGAACAGGATGCCTTAAAGCAGCTGAAGGAAGCTCCCCAGACCGAGGAGACCATCAAACAACAGGAGGCCCTGACCCGCGAGATTGAGGATACCAAGCAGGCGCTCAAGGGTCTGGAGGATCAGTACAAATCTGTCGGGTCTGTTGCCGGAGTACAGCTCCAGCAGGCCGGTCAGAAGATGAAAGACGTCGGTGACAAGATCACCGGTGTTGGTGAAGGGCTCTCTACTCATGTCACGGCTCCTATCGCGGCAGTCGGCGCAGCTTCTCTTGCGGCCTTTAACGAGGTCGATGAAGGCGCAGATATCGTAAAGACCAAGACCGGTGCTGTCGGTCAGGCTCTGAAGGATATGCAGGATGCTGCGAATGATATCGCAACCACGATCCCGACTGACTTTGCGACGGCTGGTTCTGCCATCGGTGAAGTGAATACGAGGTTTGGACTCACGGGTGATGCCTTAAAGGATCTCTCGCAGCAGTTCGTGGAGTTCGCATCGATCAATGATACTGATGTCTCGACCTCTATCGATAACGTCTCCTCCGTCCTCAACGCCTTCGGTATGGATTCTTCACAGGCAGGCGGCATGCTGGATGTCCTAAACTCGGTCGGGCAGGCCACTGGTCTTTCGATGGATAAGCTCTCGCAGGATCTTTCACAGAATGCGGCTCAGCTGCAGTCGATGGGACTCAACGCGACACAGTCGGCTCAGTTCCTCGGGAACGTCGAGATGTCTGGTCTTGATGTGTCGACGGCTATGGCCGGTATGAAGAAGGCCATGAAGAATGCGGCATCGGATGGCAAAACGCTCGATCAGGCACTGTCTGAGTTCTCCGACACGATGAAATCCAACAAGTCTGATACAGAGAAGCTGCAGGCAGCATATGACCTCTTTGGCTCCAAGGCCGGGGCCTCCATCTACAACGCCATGCAGACCGGAAAGCTCTCATTCGACGGTTTCTCCTCCAGCATGGATTCCTTCAAAGGAAATGTGGAACAGACCTTCAATGACACTCTGGACCCAATCGATAAGTTCAAGACCACTCTGAATCAGCTGAAGGTGACCGGCGCTGAAATTGGTAACTCCCTTGCTACGGTCCTTGCTCCCATGCTGGAGCAGGCATCCGCAGCCTTAAAGAAGTTCTCAGATATTTGGCAGGCTATTCCGGAGCCCATGCAGCAGTTCATCATCAAGGCAGCTCTTGTAGCTGCCGCGATCGGACCGATCCTGGTTGGCGTAGGCAAGGTGATCTCTACATTCGGAACCATCACAAGCGGTATCGGGACACTTATGAATACGATTGGCGGCCTGTCTACAGGGCTTGCCGCTTTCAGCTCTATCGGCCTTCTTCCGATGATCGGCATCATTGCTGCCGTCATTGCAGCAATTGTTGCCGTCGTCGAGATTGTGAAGCACTGGGGAGAAATCACGGAATGGTTCGGCGGTGTCTGGGACGGCATCTGCTCTGGCGTAAAGACAGTCGGTCAGGGTCTTGCCACCTTCTTTACCGGGCTTTGGAACGGAATCAAGTCAGGAACAGAAACTGCCTGGAATGGTATCAAGACCGGTGTCTCTACGGTCTGGAACGGCATAAAAACCGGGGCCTCCACTGTATTTACCGGCATCAAGGATCACATCTCGAATGCCTGGAATACGGTGAAGACTAATACCAGCACAGCCTGGGCGGGCATCAAATCAACCGTTCAGCAGAATGGTGGCGGCATCAAGGGTGTCATCACAACTGCAATGGAAGGCTACAAGAATATCTGGAAGACCGGGTTTGAAGTCATCAACAAGACGACTGGTGGCAAGCTCGGTGAGGCACTATCGACAGCCAGGAGCAAGCTCTCGGATATCAAGAATGCCTTCTCTGAAAAGATGGACGCTGCCAAGGAAGCGGTCAGAGGTGCCATCGATAAGATCAAGGGCTTCTTCAACTTCTCCTGGTCGCTGCCAAAACTCAAGATGCCGCATTTCTCTATTTCAGGGAGCTTTTCTCTTAACCCGCCATCAGTACCTCACTTCGGTGTTGACTGGTACCGGAAGGCTATGGACGAGCCGTATATCCTGAACAGCCCGACGCTCTTTGGTATGGCCGGAGGTAGGCTCCTTGGCGGAGGTGAAGCTGGTGAAGAAGCTGTCGTCGGAACTGATCGGCTATCCCAGATCGTGCAGGGAGCTGTTGCTGCTGCAGGTGGAAACCAGACGATTGTGATCCCGGTCTACATCGGCCAGGACCGCATCGATGAGATCGTCGTCAAGGCAAACCAGAGAACAAACTTCAGGTCAGGAGGCAGATGATGCTAAAGAAAGATTATCCCATCTACTTTGATGACACCAAGCTCTTCTGGCCGTCGAAATGGCAGGAATCCTACTCTGTCGTTGAGACCACTAACCAGACAGAAGCAGGGACGGACCAGGTGATTGTCACCCGCTACGACAAGCTCTCGGTCTCCTGCGAGTTCAAGTGCTCTGCTGCCTGGGCTTCCACCTTCACTAATTTCCGCGACAAGGATTCCATTGCCGTAAGGCTCTACGACCTGAAAACCCGAGACTACAAGACTCGGACCATGCGTATTCGGAACTTTAAGACTGCTCCTGAGAAGAACAGCGAAAAGCTGTCATCTTCAAATGGACTCTATACTGTGTCCTTTGACCTATATGAATTCTGATGAGAGGAGGCTGCCATGTACAGCGTAAGTGATGAATACAAAGCAGCCATGAAACAGCAGGTTCAGCGGTTCCGGATGACCGGGACTGCTGGCGACCTCTCTTTTTCTGACGAGAACATTCTCTCTGGGTCCTTTCACCTTACCAATCAGTGCTCTGATGATACGAACGTGTCCATTGGCTCTGTGTATATCGGTGAACTCAAGGCCACGTTCATGAAGATGCCCTTTGTACGGCAGACTCTCGATGACATGGCGATCAAACCCTCCCTGGGACTCCTTCTTCCCGCTGGCACGTATGAGGATGTCCCTCTTGGTATCTTTCATGTGAGCGAGGCCAACTGGGGAGAATCCGGAGTCGAGATCACAGCCTATGACAACATGGCCCGCTTCGACAAGACGATCCAGATTGACAATGGTTCAAAGCAGATCTACGACTTCCTGCTGACAGCTACCAATGCCTGCGGTGTACCGCTTGGCATGGAACAAACCGAGGTCGAAGCTCTCCCGAATGGCACCGAGGAATTTTCGGTGTATCCGGAGAACGACATGGAGACCTGGCGAGATCTGATTGCCTGGTGCGCTATGACGACTGGAACCTTCGCAACAATCAATCGTGATGGTGCTCTGGTCCTTAGGCTCTACACCTCGGACCCGGTCGACACGATCGACATCAGTCACCGCTTCTCCGGAGGCAAGTTCTCAGATTTCATTACCAGATACACTGGTCTTTCCATCGTGAATATCCCGGACCAGGCGACGAAATATTATGGCCTGATGCCGGACGATGGTCTCACCTTCAACATGGGCAGTAACCCACTCATGCAGTACGGCCTTGCAGAAGTGACTGAGAGGCAGCGCCTTGCGGTTCTCAATGCCATGCAGGCTATTTCCTATGTGCCAATGGAAGTCAGCATGATCGGAAGCCCAGTCTATGACCTTGGCGACGTCCTTCTTTTCACAGGCGGCATTGCCGGAGACAGCTCCAAGTCCTGCATCACGAAATATGACTGGACCTACAACGGTACCTACAAGGCAACGGGTGTCGGCCAGAATCCGGCGCTCGTTTCCGCGAAGTCCAAGGTGGATAAGAACATCGCCGGGCTCCTTTCGACCACGAGTGCCGACAGCATTTATTACTACTCCTACGTCAATGCAGACGAGATCACGATCGGTGATGGCGATAAGGGAAAGATCATCGATTTAAAGTACGCAACCCAGAAGGCGACCTACATCGAGTTCCATGCAGAGATCAAGCTCCGAATTGATACAACGGAGGTCACGACTGATAGCACAGTCACAAACACAGATGGTGTCGTCACAGTCACCTATTACATGAACGGCGAAGAGGTCAAAGACTACTATCCTGTGGAAACGCTGCAGGACGGAACACATCTTTTGCATCTCCAGTACATCTGGAAGTCGACCGCAAACCTGATGGGGAACTTTGCTGCCTGGATATCAATGGCAGGAGCCTCTCTTTACATCGAAGCAGGAAGCGCCAGAGCTTATCTTGTCGGCCAGGGTCTTGCTGGCGAGGGTGCCTGGGATGGATCACTCTCTGCAGAGGATGAAGTGCTCCCTGCAGATCTTTCAAAGATCTACCATCCATTCACAGATGCAGTCACTGTGACCATGGTCCCTAATAATGATGCAGGTATCTCGGACATCATCCCTGCTTTCGGTCTTGCCTCTATCCTGCATGGCATCGGCGGGCATGTTGGAAACATCAAGTTCCTGTACCGCTACGATACTCTGCACGACGATGTGATGACCTACGACCACGATGCCATCGAAATCAAAGATGGTGCCTGGAAGTTAAAGGATACGACCTCCGTTCAGGAAATCGAAAGCCCTGATGAAGAGGCGACGGAGATCCTCTCTGTCAGCGCTGATTGCGACAGCAACAACGTGAATTTCCTTGCATCCTTCGATCATGGAGAGACCTGGTGGTCCTACGAAAACGGCTGGACAGAGCCTGATACCACGCGGGAATCTTATGGCATGTTCGGCCCTGCCATGAAGGAGATCACGAAGGACCAGTGGGCCGAGAAGCTCACCGGCTCCATTAAGATGAAGGCCATCATCCATAAAGAAGGCACGCTTACAGATATCCAGATCTTTTTGAAGGAGGTAGAGGAATGATCAAGGGCCACACTAAGATAGAGCTCTTCAATGCCGAGACCGGCAAGATAGAAAAGACCTATGAGAAAGACAACCTCGTAACAAACGCTGTCCAGTACCTGATAGCTGCCCAGAACATGATGGGCAAGGTTATGAATCAGAGCGTCTTTCCAATTGCTACGAATGCGCTCGGCGGGCTTATGCTCTTTAACAACACACTTGATGAGGATGCTGACAATGTCGCTTATCCCTCAAATGCAAAACTCGTGGGGTACGGCGACCGGGCTTCGAATACGACGGACCCGATGAGAGGTTCCCTTAACTCCATCGAATCCCATGCGACCGATACTGGCTACGTCTCTGTCTGGGACTTTGGTACCGCCCAGGGTAATGGCACAATCAAGGCTATTGCCCTGACAAATAAGTACGCAGGCGCGAATCCTTTCCAGCGGCAGTTCTATCTGGACTCTGTCTGCGATACGAATATCAATGATTCCCTGGAGCATGATGCCCGCATTCTCTTTGTGGAAGATGAAGAAGTTTACTGGCTGCGGCGAGATGGAAAAACCGTGCAGAAATGCAGGCTGGACCTCTACCAGGCAAAGGTGAATGACCTATCATACAATGATCTGTCAAAGACAGCTATCGATGTCACGACGCTTGATCCGCCGAGCCATGAAGGCCTTCAGGTCAGCAATCCATATCAGTACTGGCTCCCTGGGTATGATGGGTATATCTACTTCATCACACAGAACAATCGGGTGAACACCTACACCTACTACGGCAACACCTACCACGATTATCATTTCGATGAGAAGAATGACTCCGGCGATGCCAAGATCTACGTGACGAAGTATAAGTACTCTGATCTTTCCTTTAAGGCCGAGGCCGAGCAGGAAATCACGCTGGCTGGTGTGCATCTCTATACCAGAAATGAAGGCTCCATGATTGTCCGGAACAACCACCTCTTTGCAAGAGGCAGTGACAACAAGGGCATCTATGTGATCGACCTTGCCAATATCGCGGACATCAAGCTCTTCAAGACACAGAACGACGGTACCATCCAGAATATGTGCCCGCTTCTTTATAACGGCGGCATCCAGTACCAGTACGACTACAAAGTGGATGGCACCACCTATACGAAGGTCGGCTTCCTCTATGAGGACGGCACCTATTCCGAAGAAGCTACGACAGGAGCACCTGTGGCGAATCCCTGCATAGCCTTCCTCGACGACAAGGTGCTCGCTACCTATCACTACGACGGATATTACGATAATGACCGAATCAGGACAGTCTTCCGGGCAGCCTACCTTGGCACCATCAACAACCTGTCCTCACCGATTACAAAGAACGCATCGCAGACGATGAAGGTGACCTATACCTTGACAGACAAGGAGGATTCTGATGAAACAGTATGAACTCCCATATAACTTTGCCTATGACTACGTTGGAAAGCTCGCGAGAAATCGTGAGCTTTTTCCGTATGTCAGCTGCATCTATTTGCCAGCCTATGTGGAGGACGCCATAACGACCAGGCGGGACATTCCGCTCCGGGATGAGTATCCGAAGTCCTACGACGAATATCTGATTCGGGTTAAGGAACTCATGCAGCTGGGGCTGCCGCTTTGCATCCTGATGCACAGGAATGCCTCACTGGATGTTCTTGAAAAATACTACGCGCTTGGTATCCGGAAGTTCATCTTAAATGATGATGCTCTCGCAATCGCAGCAAGGACCAGACATAACGATCTAACGCTCACACTTTCAGTCACCAGGTGCCTTACCGAGAAGGACCTGCAGGAAGGTGACTTTTCCATGTATGACGGCATTGTGCTCTTTTTCTGGTTTAACCGGCACCTGGATGCGATCAAGCGCCTTCCAACCAAATACCGCTACATTCTCATCTGCAACACGGGCTGCTACTACGACTGTAGGTGGCACTACCAGCACTGGTATGCGACAACCCGCGAGGAGGAAGTCAAAGCCACAGATAAGTGCAGAGCCTGCGTGAAGTCTGTCCGTGATACGACCTACATCGAGCCGGAGAACCTCTCGTACTTTGACCCGTATATTTCCTCATATAAGCTCACGGACCGGCTTTTCGATACCGACAGGATCATCACTGATCTGAAAGCATATGTGGGAAGAAATATCGGTGCCGTGAAGAGATCGGAGGATTTTTACAATGTCGATTCATAAGATAAACTACAACGGCTCTTCAAAGATCATCACCTCGATTGTGTCAGCGGTTAATGGCCTGATCGATTCTGTGAAGACCAGCGTACCGGAAGGGGCCGTATTTACTGACACAACTTACAAACTGACACTGGAAGGAAATGAGCTCACTCTGGAGGATTCCTCCGGAAATAAGCAGACGATCACTCTTCCTTCTACGACCATAATTTCCTGAAGGGATGGATGCTATGGACTGGATCTTGAAATACTGGGTGCAGGAGCTATTTGCACTCATCATCGCAGTACTTACCTGGTGCGTGAAAAAGCTCAAAGGTAAGAAAACCGAATATGACGTTCTGCGGGAAGGAATTCTCGCTCTGCTGCATGACAGGCTCTATACCGCATGCAGCATTTTTATTGCCCGTGTGTTACTGCTCTTCTGAAATGTCCCGTATCTGATCTGGTCTGATGTCCGGAAACTGCTCATCTTCGTGTCTCCGGAAAGAATTGATGTTCGGACTGATAAAGCTCGGTTTCCCGAGCTTTATCTGTTTCATCTGGATCTGGTTCTGGTTCTGGTCTTAATTGCTTCGCGATAGATATTCGGATGGTACTGCGTCATCTTTCCGGAAGCGTATTTCTTCATCTCCCTAATGTATCCAGGTTCATCAAACGGATCTCTTCCGCGATAGAATTCCTGAATGTAACTGTCATAGGAGATCGGAACAGTCTGCGGATACAGAGCCGAGAATATATCATCCTGCAGCCCATCTCTGTATTCCGGCCTGATGTAGCGCATCAGCAGTCTCCTCAGTGCTATGATCTCCAGATTCTGATCTTTGATGGATTCGATCAGATCGTCGATAAGCATCTGATACATGATGTTATCCCGATTGTATTCTCTGCAGATTCTCTTTTCCGGGCAGTATTCGCATATGCCGTGGCATTCAATTTCTTCAGTCATGGTTTTCTCCGAAAGTAAGCATTTCGTGCTGGGTTACATGCTGTACAAGGTGTTCATCAATCAGCTTCTGCCGCTGCTGACTTGCATAGGTAAGACATTTATCACAGACCCGGTTGATGATTCTCGGAATTCCGGTAGAGGATTTGCAGATTTCCTCTACTGCCTTTCCTGTAAACAGAGGATTACTGATCCCTGCATAGTGCAGATTGGAATCGATGTACATCTGGGTCTGCGACAGATCCAGATGCGGAAGAATGCAGGTAATATCGATTCTCTGCCTGATTGCGGCATACCGCTTATAACGCAGCTTCTGGTCCCAGAGTTCATTCTGGCCGACCAGAATCAGGGCCATCTGGCTCTCAGAATCAAAGGCGGAGTTCAGCAGGAACCTGAACTCTTCCAGCGTTTCCTTTTCCAGCAGATGGGCTTCATCAAGAACGCAGACGACTTTCCGGTGTTCCTTGGTACGGATGATTTCAATCTGCTTCTGCAGTAATCGCTTTGCGTCTCCTCTGTAGAATCCTGCTTCCAGGCCAAGCTGATCCAGAAGGCTCTTGTACAGCCATTTCGGCGTCAGCTTGGAATCTGATACGTAAAGCAGAATATATCTGTCTTTCGGCAGATTATCATTGAATCTGCGGATCAGGGTGGATTTGCCGCATCCTGCATCTGACGTCAGTACTGCAAACAGCTGCCGGTCTGCCGCATAGTTCAGCCTTGCGAACGCTTCAGCCATTGCCGGTGATTCATATAATTCTTCAGAAGGGATGTTTCTGACAAACGGTGTCCGTTTCATTTCATAGAACTCTTCATACATGATTACTCACCGTCCTTTCTGTAGCAGCTGTAGGAAATTGCGTCTGCCAGCTTGCCCTGTGTTTCCTGGTATCTCTTCTCTATGACATCAAGGAATCTGGAAGTTGAAGGAACGGCATCCGTCATGGCTTCCGGAACAGCAGGATCCTTCGCACAGAAGGAACCGATGGAAACAGGTTTTGCAGTAAATGGCTCCATCTCCTTGTAATGAATGGTGATATCAGTATCTGCTCTGGGATCATAACTGATCTCAACCTGTGCTCCGATGAGAGATGCCCCGGCTTCATATTTCCTGCCTTTGAAACTGATGAGTCCGCCGCGGTCTACGATTCTGCTCTCATGGAATCGGAATGCTTCACCGACGATGTCTTTGTCCAGGAAGACCAGCTGGCGGGTATCACGATTCCATTCCTGCAGAGGGGTGATTCCTTCTGACGGTACCTGGCGATTCAGAGAAAGGTAATATTCCCGGATCCCCTCATGCGGTTTCTTGTGATAGTACTCCTCGACGAAGATCTTCCACAGCCGGTTGATCTCATTCAGACTGCTGATTTTCTTCAGCTTCACCTCGGCAATGAACTGATCTACGGTCTGATGAAATCGTTCTATGATTCCCTTACTTTTACCGCTGTAGGGCTTTGCACGGATCAGGCGGATCCCCAGCTTTGCGCAGCTGGTCCGGAGCTGGCCTGATACATAGACACTGCCGTTATCCGTATAGCATCTGTCAAATGTTCCATAGTTCAGAATCGCTTTCCGGAACACGTCTGTAACTGCATATTCGTCTTCCTTCTCGTACCATTCGCTGGCCAGAATATACCGGGAATGATCGTCTATGATCGATGACAGATATGCAGTTTTCTTCTTCCCGTCTGCAGAGACCAGGATGCCGACCCCGTATTTGATATCTGCCTGGGCAAGCATCATCCGATGAGGCTTGCAGAATCGCTTCACAGCAGTCGTGCTCCGCTGATCTTCACGATACTTCTTCATCTGTTTCTCTCCGAATCCTGCTGCGTACAGATGACGCTGAAGAGTAGATCTCTTCAGCACGCCTTCCGGAGCTTTTCTTTCTCCCTCCAGGATCGTAATGATCTGGCTGACAGATCTTGAAGGCACTTCTTTCTTCAGGATGATCGCTTCCTGCACGTATTCGGAGTAATTCTCCGGAAGACGCCGGTCAATTGATCCTTTCCGCGACTTCGGCATCAGACCTGAAAAGCCTTTGCTTCGAAAGGCTGATTCATATCTCCGGATTGTCTTCACGGATATGCCGTTATCATCCGCAATTGTTCTACGGGTCGCTGTTTTCCTGGCAGAGTCCAGGGTCTGATCCATCAGAGGGGCTATCATCTGGAATCTTCTCAGTGCCTCTGCATTCTGCCAATCTTCGGTTTTCGGGCTGCTCATTGTGCTGCTCCTCCTTCTGAGAAGAGGGTAGCTCAGATCCCGGAAGACATCCTGACAGAACAGGTGCACTGCCATTTGGAAGAGAAGAGCCGAAATTGATGATGGCACGATAGATTTCTGAAAGCCATCCGCCTCTGCGTTTCCTGAAGTCTTCGAGTAATGAAACGACTCCATCCCGCAGGCTTGATCCGGAGGAGTCAAAGTGTGAGAAGATGGAATTCAGATTTCCATCAATCTGCTGTCTGTTCTCTTCTTCCCATGACTTCCAGCGGCTGAATGTCCGCTCGCATGGGTATTCGCCTACATCAGAATCTCCGAAGTGAATGACATCATCAACTGCTTCTTCGATGATAATCGATTCATATCTCCGGTAAGGAATGCAGAAGTCAGGCAATTCTCTATGAATGCGGCTGCACGAGGAATTTGTGCACTTCAGACGTCTGATGAGATAAGTCGTTATTCCGCCATTTGTGCCTCTTACTTTACGCTTTACCGAATCACGCGCCAGTAGTTCCGACCGGCATACAGGACAGACGCAGGTCTCATTACTCTTTACTAAAAAGACTCTGACCTTCTGCAGAGATTTCTTCTACATCAAAATCTGATATAATGACCATGGTTTTAATACCAGGTCCCAGAGTGTTTATCGCCCAGATAAAAGGTCACTCCGGGACTTTTCCTTTCTCAATTAATGCCCATTATAAAGAGCAGCCCAGGGACAAACAACCTGAGCTGAAGATTGACATCATATTAGAGGCGTAACA